CAAAATTATTTAATGTTTTAGCTATTGTTGCATCTATGCCATCAAGCATATTAACTGCACCTGTAGCTGTATTTATTCTATAAGCTACTCCATTAATAACTTCATGAGTTACTGGACTTGGTTGATTTCTATTTCTACCATCTCCACCACCCATAGCTTGTACTGGAATTGTTTGTCCAATAGTACTTTCAATAACAGGATCTGGTTTTACTTGACCAGTATTAGGATCAATTTGACCCAGACCTGCATCATAGATAGTTTCAAATCCGCCAGTACTTGGTAAGAAATCTTGTTGGTCAGTTCTAAATCCTCCCATGTATTCAGGTATAACAGCTTCTGTTGCACCAGTTTGTGGGTTTAATCTAAATTGTACTTGTTGCCCAGGTGCAGTAGCATTTTGAGACATGGCATTAAAACCACCTGAAGTAAGAGCTGACATATTTATAGGTTGTCCTGTTAATGGATCAACTTGTCCTTGATTGCCTAGTAAACCCATAGCATTACTTCTTACATTATTAAAATAGTTATCTTGTGTTCTACCACGTGGATAGACAAGAGATTCATACTTTTGTCTAATTCTATCAAAGTCCATTGGATTACCTATGAGTGCCATTATCTATATCCTTCTTTTATTGCTTCTATATCTATACCTTGTGCATCTGACCATGTAGTGGCTGCAGGTATTTGTAAGTTAAATTTAAAATATCTTGCTGATTTATGAAATGGTATTGTACCTGTTGTATGCATAGCTGTGTTAGCAGTTGTTGAAACAGTATCAGCGACTCTGTTTCTAAAACTTAAAGAACCTGTTGCATCATCAGTATCTATTATTGGTCTAACATGAGTTACTAAAGATCTTTTTTGTGGAGCTAGTTCTGTTTCAGCAGTTCCTATTTCTGCTGCTAAACTATCACCACTAAATGATCCTAACTTATGATCTGTATTTACAACACCTACAGATCTTTGACCCCCTGCAAAAAATGCATCATCAAGAGATATAGTAATAGCATCTATATCATTAGTACCTGCAGATGGAAAATCATCTAATTCTTCTAATGTAAATCCTGCTGTAAGTACATCAACAATTACTTCATGATCTAATTCTACTATAGACCATCTAGCACTAGCTATATGATAAATTAATATTTTATCATTTTGTGTATCTGAGTTTGTACCTGTAGCAGATGGATAAGACCACATAACTAATTTATTTAAATGATCGTAAGATGCTCTTACTCTTTCTCTTTTAGCAAACTTTAAATCATTATAAAAGAAACGATCTACTTTATTTGCACCAATAGGTTTAGCACTAGAACCATCAGTAACATAAAAACCATCTTCAGATAGAAAGTAAACCATGTTACCTACTTGTATAATATTCTTACCTTGTACAGCTCCTCTATTATCTTCTATTCTTCTAAAAGAAAATACAACATTACCACCTCTATAATCCATTCTAGTAATACGAGACTCTTGAAATATCAATCCAAATTGTCCACCAGTAACTCCTGTAATAACTCCACCTTCAGGTAGTGTTTCAGAGTCAGCCTGGTTAACACCTGCTGTCCAAGATGTAGGACTATTAAAGCTAGTCCATTGTACTTTGTTTTGTGCTGTAGGTTGAAATCCTGTTACTACAAAATTACCTATAACTGCAGCGTGTCTAAATGTAGGAGGTGATCCTGCAAGAGCTGCAAAGTCTGTTGACCCATCTAGTGTCCATGCTTGAGGTGCATTAGCTCCATTAAAAGCAATAACAACTTCACCAAATCTAATGAAATCCCAATAGCCATTAGTATCTGTACTAAATGTAGTACCACCACTTTCATCTACAAAAGCATTAGATGTTAGCTTGTATAGTTTGGTTGCATCACCAGCAAATATAGATACAACTCCGCTATCAGACTTAAAAGCTTTAGCACCTTGCGTTCTTGCATCAGTTGCGTTACTAGAAGTAACAGATATATTTTTAAATGGTCTATAACTATTTACAGCAGGAAATACATTCTTAGCTTGTGTAGAGCCAGGATTCATATGATCTGGTAAATCAGGTAGCCATTCTCCAAAAGGTAATTGCATTATTTTACGTTATCAAAATTGTTAATATTAATACCTGATCTTTGTATTAATGGTGTACCATTATATTTATCTAGATCATCTGCATCTTCAACTTGTTTAATTGCACCTTCATATTGTGCTTTAAATTGTGCTACAGATTGTTGATCCATACCTCGTAAGAATGTAGAGGCAAAGTATAATGCACCATATAAATAAACATCAGGATGATTAGTTAATATATGATTAGTAGTTGTAGAACTATCTAAAGCATCAAAGGCTTTATAAAAAGTTAATCTTGCTGTAACTGCAGTACCAGGTATAGGTTGAAATCTAAAGTTAGTTCCTTCAATACTATATGTTCTAGGTGTACCAGTTGTATCATTAGCAGATAAACTTGCTTGATGAAATGGACTAAGTAATTCTAATGTTCTATCAGGAGTTGTACTTGTTAAAATAAAACTTCTTACTTGTAGAAAACCAGTAGGTAATGCTTCTGTTTCTGCATCAATAGTAAAAGATGTATTTACAGTTTCCATAGCTCGTATTCTTAATCTACGATTAAAGTCTGCTTCAGTTAAATCTATAAAGTCATCTATCTCTGAAGTTAAATCATCACGTGCTAAGAAATTAGCAATAGCTGTTTTTAAGTTAGCATAATTATTTAAAGCCATTATAACCTCTTGCTTCCTACTCTAAAGTTTTGAAATTCATTACTGTTAACCATCTTTCTAATTATTTCTTTCTTAACACTTTTGTGTAAAGAATACCAATTAGAATGACCAAATAGTTCTTTGGTTTTTATTTGCAATGCAATCAAAGGTATCTGAGCTATTCTTTGAAACTCACCTTTTTGCTCATTAGCTCTATGGTTACGAGCTATTTTATTATCTTCTAGTATAGGATTAGTATCTTGTTGTTTTCTTACTACAAGCTTTCTACTAGCTCTATCTATGTGTATATCTTGATTTGGATTATATATATCTGCCATATTACAGTTCTGTTGTATCTACTGCATAAGCATCAACTAATACTCTCCAACCATAAGTGTCAGACATAAATACAAGTCCAATACCTGTATTCTCAGTTGTTAAAGTTAAGTCTGCAGTTAATCCTTGTATCTTTTTACTATTTCTACCAACAGTTAAATTGTTATTATCAAATGATGCAGCACTATCTAATATATGTATTTCATCACCAACTGCAGGGGATGCAGGTAGTGTTACTGTAAACGCTCCACCAGATGTATCAGCTAGTATTCTGTCTCCAGCTACTGCTGTAAAGTTTGCAGTATATGCAGTCCATCTTTTAGCAAAGCCATTGATAGCACCAGTAGTTGTAATTGAATCAATAAATGCATCTTTAAAGTACAAAGAGGAAGTACCTAAGTCTACATCTGAATCTGTTTCAGGTGCAAATACTCCATCAGCTAAAGTAGCTTGTACAGTACCTGCACATCTTAAACTAAATTTATCAGAACTGTGATCGTAAAAAATTTCACCAGAGTTTACAGATGCGTTATCACCAAATTGTATAATACCTATATTATTTGCATTACCTGTAATAAAAATACCTGGTCTAGTATCATCTTCAGTACGTATTGGTGCTAGTGAACTATTCGTTGAATGATTTACAGCATCCCTAACTACGTGCAATTTAGCAAGTGGTGTATCTACATTTACCCCTATACTTACAGGTATGCCTTTAAATATATTTTCTATAGTTGCTTTTTTAGTAGCAGTTGCACTGGTATCTACTATAGGTAATACGTCATCTGATGCAGTAGTTTCTAATGCTGTCAAATCACTAATTTTACTATCAGCCATGTTTAATCCTCTTTTTCTTTTTCTTTTTAGGTTTAGAAAGTTTTTCTTTCTCTTTTAATAATTGTACAAGTTCTTCAAATGTCATTTGCCTTGACCAATGTACTTTTTAAAACTTCTTCGTTTATGTTTATTTTTAGGTCTTGATCTAACACTATGACCTATAGAAGTTCTTTTCTTTACGCCTGCTTCGTGTTCTTGATAAGACTTTGCTTTTCTCATTAGTTTTGAATAGGAGTTCCTGTCTCATAAGAAACACCAACACCATCTTCACGTATGATGTTGTCTCCTGTCTCTAATAATAAATATGATAAATCTTCTAGGTTCAGAGCATCATTAGGCACATCTGTCCTACGATTACGGTATCTGTCCTGACTTCGTAATGAAATAAATCCTGGTCTCATTACTGACTGAGTTCTGTTACTCTTGAAGTTCCAGTTGTAGAACCTACTCTTAATACAGCTACTTTATCAGAACCTGCGCATCTAAAATATTCAACAGTAAATGCTGGTAAAATAAATGATGATGAGGTTGCAGTAGGTGCAGAAGAAATTTCTACATAAGCATCTACAGTAGTAACAATTCTAATATCTCTTGTTTGTGCATTAACTGCATTAGATGCAGCAGATGACGAACCTACAGCTACAGTTTGTGTAGCACCTGGTTTAAATGTTGTTGGAGCTTTTTGCATTTTATATCCTTAAATAAAAGGAGGGGAGCCTAAGCTCCCCCACCTAATTAGTATTATTGGTTGATGTCCAAAATGATTCCGTGTGCGGCTTCATTTCTAACTTCAAGTGTCCATTCAACTAAGAGTTGTTTCTTCTCAGAATCACCTGTTTTAGCAAGGTCATTCACTTGGAAATCTCTTAGGTAGGCAGCACCTAACATATCAGACTGTATTAAGAAACATTCTTTTCCGTTACTTGTTGCCATAACTCTGTTTGGTACAACTTGTAAATCACCGAAATCTGATGCGTAAACATCAATCGCTGCATACTCAGTTCTTGATTCAGCTTGACCAAATCTAGTTGTGTTTGCATTGAATCCAGAGATTACTTGTTTTACTGATGGTGGAACTACCAGCATATCAAGATCGCCACCAGAAGAATATACTTCTTTGATAACAGTCTTTAATATTGCTTCAGTAAGGTCTCTGTCTGTTCCAGAAGTTGGAGCAGCAGTTAAGCCAGTTGAAGCGTTAAAGCCAGTAGATAAAGCGCCAGTTGAACCAGCATCACCATTGGTTTTAATCCATGTTGATAGAGAACCGATTTCTCTAGCAGCAGTTGCAGAACCTACAACAGATACATTTTCTTCGACTAATGCGAATTCCATGTCCTTCTTAAGTTCTTTCGATTTTTTTGCCATCTGGTAAGCCATTTCGTCAGCTCTTCCAGCTGCATCAACAGATGATTGAGTACCAGAAACTGCAATTACTTTGTCTTGAATTTGCGTATAGTTCTTAACTCTTACAGTTGCTGACATAGCATCTATTGTTGCGTCATCACCTTCAATCACAGCGTTAGCAGCAGGATCAGCAAGTGCGTCTGTTTGCCATTCGTGTGATGTGGATGTTGCTACCGCTCTAGGGATAGCAGAAAGGATTGGAGTATCTTCAGGAGATATATTATAAATTACATCTACTAAATCTTCTCTAATACCTTTTGTGTCGTACGTATCGTACAAGTTTGTTGGTTGTGCCATTTAAGACTCCTATTAATTAAAGAAAGTCCTTAAAAATCTTTGCAGCATCTTTATAATGCCCAGACTTTTTCAGACGATTTAGTTTATCTTTTCTTGTCCTTGATAACTCATCTGCTTTAGTTTTAGCAACACCAGGTCTTACAACTCTAGGAGCTTGGGCAACTTTCTTAGTAACTTTAACATTTGATTTTTTAAGTCTATCATATGTCATAGCATCTTTAATTAGCATGACTTGTCTTGCATCATAAATACTATTGATCTCTTGATCCCCATATCCCAACTTAGTTAGGTAGGTTCTCATATCAGATTTCATTTTAGTTGCTTTAGCTGGATCATTAAATTCTGGAACCATTGTAGATAACTTTGTTTGTTGCTCTTGAACATACTTAGTAAATTCATGCATCTGGTTAGCTTTAGTTTCCTCTTGAATTTTTTGTAGATTCTCAGAACGCCTTCTCATCTTGTGTTCAAGACGAGCTGCTTCTGTAGGATCATCCTCATAAAGTTTTTCAAAGTCTATATTACTATACTCGTTTTGTAATTCCTGTTGAGCCATTGTAGTCAGCTCAGTTAGTTTAGACAATTTTTGATTTATCTCAGATTGAGATTGTTGCATCATGTCATTGACCTTTGATTTCTCTAAAGATAGTTCTGACGTTTTGCGTGTGTAATCAGCTTCTCTCTGATACCCTCGAAGTAGTTCATCAAGGGTGACATCCATCTCACTACCATCAACTTTGACAGTATAAGCTGGTTGCTCCTGTGAACTTTCATTAATATCTTGTTCAGCTTCATCTGTAACTTCTTCAGTTACTTCTTCTGATAGCATTGCTTCTTCAGAAGGTTCTTCAATAACTTCCTCTACTGGAGTTTCTGCTGGCTGAGCTTCTGCTTCAGGTGCAGCTTCTTCAATAGGTTCTGGTTCTTGATCGTTATTTTTTTGCATAAGACCTTTAATAGCTTCAGCAGCTTTATTAACTGCCATAGCTTTTGGTCCTAAGTGTGCATCTTTTAATGCCATGGTTACACTCCTTTGTGGTTGGTGTTATATAAGCACTCCATGATGGGTGGTGCTAT